GTCTCCTACCCGCTGTACAGCCTGACCCATTGTTTATCCCATGATAATTGAAGGTTTACGAACTGGTTTGATTCCAGTGGTTGCTTCTAAATAACTGTCACACACTTCTTCTCGGGCACTGGCCATGCACGAGATTTGTTGTTTATTTATAGTCACATTTTTTTCAGGATCAGCAGTGAACAAACTGGCAATCATTTGTATGCCATCGCGTGTGGGCACCACTGTGAGAGGTTTTTTAACTGTGTAGTAACTGTCATCCTCTGCGGTGATTTTTGCCACCACTTCATCGCCATTGGCGATTTTAAATGTGTAAACTTGATCTAACTCTACTTTCATGTTATCCTTTAAAGTGTTTTCGTAATTCCGTAAACCCGCCAATCAACTGCTCGTTTAAAAATATCTGCGGTACCGTGCGGGCATTGGGTACTGCTTCTAAAAGTTGCTCACGTGTCCAATCTGTGCTGATGTTGCGTTCTTCAAATTCGATGCCTTTTAACTTGAGTAAGTTTTTTGCTTGATCGCAAAAAGGACAGGCATCTTTGCTCCATACCACTGCTTTCATTGTCGTCTCCTTGATTGTTATTATAAATTAGGTAATGCGTCGTAGTCAACAGTGTCACTCATGGCTCCGATGACATAATTGGTACTTTCATTTTCTTGTAGTGCTGTTTGCTTGTTGCTGGTGTTGACATGTTTCATGAACCAAGGTATAGGAGTAGACTTGGGCGCCGGTGACTGATACTTGACTCCAATCTCCTTGAGCGCAGACACTGCGGTATAGTCTACAAAATCTTTGAGAATATTGGCATTGAGTCCGATCACAGGACCTTTTTTGAACAGGTAATCAGCCCAGGCCTTTTCCTCACGGATCACATCTAGATACATGGCATACACTTCGGCTTCGCACTCCTGTTTTGCTCGGGCGAACCTAGGATCTTCTTTGACCACCTGATTGATAATCCAGGCTGTCCAATCCTTGTGCAGGATCTCATCTTGTAGGATCAATTGGATAATATTGCCATTGCCGATGAATATGCGATTCTCAACCATGGCCAGGCTGGTGGCAAAGCTGACCATGAAGCGGAAGGCTTCTAGACCATAGCTGGCATTCAGTGCCAACCATATGGCTTTGACGTGTTCGTACTCATCAAACTGTTCCTGCAACTCTTTACGGCAGTTGATCATGTGTAGACGATCATAGTATTTTCCAATACTTGACGCCATGCCAACAATTTCTTCTGTGTCATGTATGGTAGCAAATACTTCCTTGGGCACATTGTAGATGTTGCGTATGATGTGGCTGTAACTACGGCTGTGGATGTTGGTTTCAAAGAATCCCCAGTTGAACATGAGTGCTTCTAGTTCTGGAATGCTGACCACCGGTGTGAATACCTGTGTGGGGCCGCGCCCTTGTAAACTATCCAGTGCAGTCTGTCTTAATAGGTTGCTGGTGAAAATATGCTTGACTGTGTCAGTGGCTTCTTTGAAGTCACCAGCATCCTTGGTCAGACTGATTTCTTCTGGCACCCAAAAAAATCCTCTTGCTTCTTGTTCAAACTTTACGACCTTGTTGTATTTGACTTCTTCAAAGCGTTGGATGGTCACTGGACCTGCGGGATCCAAAAACATCTTGCGATGTAAATAATCTGTTGGTGTTTGTAAATTGTATTGTGCTTGGCTCATGTTGTTCTCTTTATAATTTGCATGCTAAACAATCTTCCTCTAAGAGGTCGCTGTCTGGTTCTTGTGTGTGCGTAAGCTGTGGTGCTTCGTCTTGACTTTTTGATCCTTGTTTGTTGATCAGGCTGTAGTAGAAAGTTTTCAAGCCCCAACGATGTGCCTGCATGAGGTTGGTGGCAATCAAGGTGGTAGGCACCTTGCGATCACCAAAGTGCGCAGGATTGTAGAATGTATTGGTGCTGATACTTTGATCCACATAGGCCGCCAACACTGCCGCGGTCTTGATATAACCAATGCAATCTTTTTGATCCCACATGAGCTGATAACGATTTTTTAACTTGTTGTATTCTGGAACCACCTGGATTAGGCTGCCTGCCTTGCTTTCTTTTACAGTGATCAAGCTCATGGGCATTTCAATGCCGTTGGTTGAATTGATTACTACGCTGGAACTTTCTACAGGTGCAACGGCCATTAAGGTAGCGTTGCGAACACCATGCGTTTTCATTAGGCCACGCAGGCGTTCCCAGTCCAGTTCAGGTTTAAAACTAGTCAACTCGTTGACAGCTTTGGCTCGTAGTTCCCAAGGAAACACACCTTGCCCATATCTTGTAAGACCGCTGTGACTGCAAGGTCCACGCTCTCGGGCCAGTTCTATAGTTGCTTCTGTAAGATAATAGGCCTGATGTTCCATCCAAGTCTTGACTTCGTGCAAGGCTTCTTTTTCGCCATATTGTAAACCACGCTTGGCATGCCAGTAGGCCAAATTTGTAACACCAATGCCCAGGGGTTGAATCTCCTGGTTACTGAGCATACTTTGGATACTCAGATAGTCTTGATAGTCTAAGATGTTGCATAGGCTACGCTGGAGTACGCGACAAGCCCTACGCATGTCTTCCGGATTGCGGAACGCACCCCAGTTGATTGATCCTAACGTGCATAAAGCGATACGGCCAGCATCGTCATCTAGTCGGCGAAATGACTTGGTAGGTAATAAAATTTCACAGCATAAATTTGACTGATAGATTGTATGATATTCAGGATCAAAAGGCCCCTGGTTCATGACATTGTCAATGAATACCAAGTAGATACGACCTGTGTCAGTTCTCTCCTTCAAGATACCGCCCTTGAATACTTCTTCGGCGCTGATTACTTTTTTCCTAAGGGTTTTTTTCGATTCGTACTTGACATACAGTTCCTCGAACTGTTGAGTGTCTTTGTAGAAAGCTTCGTATAAATCGGGGACTTCGTTTGGGTCAAAGAACGTAATGTTTTCTTTGTTCTTGAACCGGCGCCAGAAGAAGCTGTTGAGAACAACCCCATAATCCATGTGACGAACCCGAGTTTCTTCGGTACCTTGATTATTTTTAAGTACAATAAGATCATCAAACTGATAATGCCAAATAGGATAGAATACAGTAGCACTTGCATTGCGGATACCTCCTTGTGAACAACTACGCAAATCACCAAACCATTTTTTAAGGAATGGAATCATGCCAGTGTGCATGACTTCACCTCCGCGAATGGGAGCACCTAACGGACGTAAACGACCAACCTCCAAGCCAATACCGGCTCGCTTGGCCGCATACTTGGCCATCATCTCCCCACTAGCAAAAATAGAATCCAGGTCGTCGTCACTGCGGATAAGCACACAACTAGAAAACTGTTTAGTTGGAGTGCCAAGACCAGCCAACACAGGTGTAGCAAGAGTAAATAGACCATCTGACGCACAGTTGTAATACTCGCGGATGAGACGCATACGTGCTGATTGAGGTTCTTCCTTATGAAAGACCGTAGCGGCCGCGACCATATACCTAACTTGTGGAGTCTCATAGATCTCCTTCGTAGCGCGATTGCGTACAAGATACTTCTCAATAAGTTGTTCAATTGCTGCATAACCGTATTCCTCATCCTTGGCATGATCGATCATGTCGTTCATCTTGTTCCAGTCATCTTCACTATACCACTCAAGAAGTTCTGGAGTGTATAGACCAGTGGCTACATTCCTTTTTAGAATCTCCAACAGGTGTGGAGGCTGGTAACTGCCATACACATCTTTACGTAACATACTGAGTCGTTGTTTGCCAGCCACGTACTGATAGTTGGTGTGCCCTACATCAGGATTGGCTTCTACGTCAATCAGGTCTACAATAGCTCGGAGAGTAATACCATCAATCTCCTGGGTAGTGATACCATCATAAAAATGCAACTGTGCCTTGATCTCAATCATGCTTTGACTGACATCTGCAATACCTTGGCATACCTTAGCAACCTGTGCCTGCCATTTTTCAATGTGCAATGGTTCTTTTACACCGCTTCTTTTTACAACTGTGATTTGCGTCATTTGTTCTCGTTTGTTTAATTGTACTGCTTGTGTATTTGGTTTTGTGTCAACTGCCGGTGTACCACAACTTCATGATTGTTATTTACGACTGTGTCTGCTTCCCAATTCAGTATATATTTTGTTTGCTCTACCAGGACTAAATTATGTCCGGTTTGGGTCAAAACCAAACTTGCAGACGTCAAATCCTCACGGTCCAACAAAGTTATAGTATACAGGATTCCCAAGCCTCTTGCAACTTCGCAGTATACATTGTCACTCAAAATCTGCCAAGGATCTGGCCAGGCGGCATGATCGTCCCAGTGAAGATAATATGGTTGCCAAGGACATTGAAACCACCAGGAATTGATGGCGGTCAACGCAGATTGTATGGGCAGAGTTTGGGCAGACTCACGCAAGGTGTACCAGGCCCTGAGGCGCTGGTCAAAAGTTTGAGCCCACATCAGGGTAGATAATTGATAGAATAGCTAAATGTACCAGTGACGCCAGCAGTTGATACGTAAGATACAGTGGCAATGTCTCCTGCTTGCGAAACAAACAACGTGATTCCAGTGGTGGTGTTTTCGGTATAGGTATCAACAGATGTTAATGCAATGACAGCATCTGTCACCACTTGGATGGTACCAGTCCTGCGAGCTATGTTGCGGATGATGGTATAGTTTACGTTGAAAGTACGAATAACGGTTGAGTCTATGGTGAAAATTGTCACCGGTGAAGATTGATTGGCCAACAAGGTAACTTGTTTTCCGCTTTGTCGTATGTAGGTGCCCATGGCCAATTCACTGCCATTGGTTGTGGCAATACTGGCTGTGTTGTTAAGGTCAATCCTGGGAAAACTTGTACCAGGATCTTCTCTATCAGAATACTGATCACCACGTTCAAACAAATCACTGATGCTGATGTTGTTGGAATTCTGTATGTCGATACAGGCAGTGTAAGGATTGGTGTTGTCGCCAAAAGTTGCAAGTGCACCACTGCCAGTGCCGCAACCTACCAAATAAAAAGCATTGTGGGCTGTGGCATTGAGACTGACTGTAGAACCAAACACCACTCCGTCAGCAAAGATGTTGTCAAACTTGTTGCCGACCACACGGAATCCTCGAGCTCCACCGTTGACTGCTGTGGCAGTACCCAGAACCACACCTTGATACAACAAATTAAAATAACTGTTTTGTATTGTGACACCATCGACTTCTTGATCAGTTCCGCCAAGATTGGTTGCAGTGTTTGTGCCAAAAGTGGTTCCACTGAATTCACAGTTGTCAAAAACAATTTGACCAGTTATCAAGGTCACGCCACTAGCAAATCTCACACCGGCGGTGTCAGCGTTCTCATTGACCAAGTCTGCCACTGCCAAGGGACCATAAAAGCCCACACTTTGGAAACGGCAGTTGGTGGCATCTTGTACCAAGAACACATCGGTGGTAGGATCCAGATTACGGAAACCCATGTTGGTTATGGTTATGTCTATGGGTGGTGTGGCGCCGTTACCGCCAATGTTGACTCCGTACTGTTGCAAACTGTCGGCTGTTCGCGCCACAAAAGCATTGAGTGTGCTGTCATCACCGCTGTTGTCTAGCTGTATGATGGACCCGTTGATGCCATCGCCATACAAGGTAGCATAAGGCGGAATAAAAATAGTTTCTGTTACGCGATAAACGCCTGCTGGAAAAAACAAACTTCTGCGTATCTGTGGATTGACTTCTCTGCAATACAATTGAAATAGGGCACGATTGATGGCCTCTGTGTCGTCGGTGACACCGTCACCGGTGGCTCCAAAATCCGTGACTGTGGCAAACTGATCCAGCCAGGATTGCAGACTTTGTGTGACAGGTGTATCAGGAGTGGCTCCGGTCTGTACCGTGTAACCTGCAGCCTGGCCTTTGTAGGTATATGTGGTTTGGAATTCTAAAATATCACTAAATTCAGTGAGGATTTCAGTGTTACCAACCACAGGCGCACCTTCGGCCAAGGTACCATTACCGATGTACAATCTACGCTCATCAATGCTCCAGCCCAGTTCGGCACCAGACAACTGGGGTAGATTTACTTGTAGACCTTTACGGTTCGTTATGCGGGATATTTGTACAATGGCCACTTTTTATTGTCCTTGAATTCTATCCTGTATTTAGTTGTTCAAGTAGTAGAGTTCCAAGCGGCGCCACCAAGCATCAGCCCAGTGATCAAAATCCTTAGGTTCTAGTACAAATTCCTGATATTCTGGGCGTGCTGTTGGACGACCCATTTCATCCACAGGCGGTTTCACACACATCAACACCACACCTTTACGTATATTTGTTCCATATACTTCATTGTGTGCTAGAGCATAGGCTGCTAGTTGTAGAAAATAATCTTCTATCCATTCCTGGCGTTTGGGCTTGTTGGTTTGCTTGTAGTCCAAGATACTTTCTTGGTTCATGTGTATGCCTGCGCCGTCTGAAGTGCCGGCATAAAGTTTGGGAAAATACAAGGGTATTTCTACTCCCCAGAATTCGTTAACATTCTTAAGCCCATCTTCAATCACGGTCTGTGCCATGGCATGACTGGCCCAGCCAAACGGGTTTGATCCTTGCTCACGCAATTCACCTGTTTTAACATAGTGCTCAAGATAGGTGTGCATTCTGGTGCCACGATTGGCAGCTTCCGTGGTAATGGCCTGGGCTTGAGCATGCCCTACTCTATTGCGCCACTCTTGAAGTGCTTGTTTCTTTTCTTCGGGCTTGGTCTTTTCCAGCACAGTGGTCACACTGGGCAATTTTCCACCGGGTGTGTCATACAGCCTACGGCCGTCTTCAGTGACCCGATTCAAGGGTTGATAATCAAATCTGGGATTGTACAAATTAGACTCGGAAACTTTCCCCGCAACCACAGCGGTCTTTTTCTTTTTGGTTGATAAATTCAAAACCTTCATTTAGGCCATTGCGTACCCAATCAATGATCAAACCGTCAATGATAGGCAAACTCTTAGGGTCAACTACTATCTTGAACCCATCACTGTCAAACACATGATCTGTGGTGTCAAGACTGTCTACATATTCCAACACATAGGCCAAGCCACTACACCCTGTGGTCCTAGTACCTACCCGTATGCCAATACCTGCTCCGCGTCGATCGATATTGCTGACAATTTTGCTGGCAGCCCTAGGAGTTACATTAATCATCTAGATGTTTTCTCTTGTAATCTTCTATAGCAGCCTTGATAGCATCTTCCGCAAGTATACTGCAATGGATTTTAACCGGCGGTAGGGCAAGTTCTTCTGCAATCTGTGTGTTCTTAATCGCTCCTGCTTGCTCCAGAGTTTTACCCTTGACCCATTCCGTGAGCAACGAACTCGACGCAATAGCCGAGCCACAACCGTAAGTCTTAAATTTTGCATCTTGTATAATTCCGTCTTCTACTCGTATTTGCAGTTTCATCACATCACCACAGGCCGGCGCACCCACCATGCCGGTGCCCACATTGACGTCACCCACGTCCATCTTGCCCACGTTGCGTGGGTTTTCATAGTGATCAATTACTTTTTCTGAATAGGCCATTTGACACTCCTTTGTGTATTATAACACTCTGTTTGCGTATTTACAACAGTTTTGGGTTGGCTACATGCGCCGTTTCATAGCGGCTTTGGCATTGCCATCGACGACCTTTTGTGCCTGATCTACAGTCATGCCACCGGCGCCGGCTACATTGCCTCGGAACCTGACCACTCCAGATCCAGGTTCAATGGGCTCCAGGATATTTTTCAACGGTTCCTGATTGATCAGCTGATTGAGATTTTCACTGGTTACGTTCACACCCAGACTTTTGGCCAAGTCCATGAATGCGGCCTGACTTATTTGTTTGGTGGCCGAAGTATCATCTGCACGTCCCAACAGAAACTGGCTCAAGGCCAGTAGTTTCTGTGAGTCTGGACTGGCTACTTCCGAGATTCGCATTATCTGCGGCCGCGGCCCAGAGTGGTGGCCAAGGTGCTGGAATCATCTACATCATCAACTTCGATGTCGGTGTCAATTTCCTCTTCACCTGGAGCAGATAACTCAGCAGGCATTTCGCCACCAAGGTCAGCACCCATGTCATCACCAGGTATGGCAGGTGCCTGTCCAGTGACCACGCCCAGGGCCTGATCCAACTGTTGCTTGGATGCTTGTAGATTTTGCAACAAGGCCGACAAAGCAGCACTGGCATCACCATTGAACTGTGTGGCTTGGTCAGGACCAACTTGATTCTTGATCTGATCCACCAAGGCCGGCAAGTCTTTGAACTGCATGGCGCTGACTTGTTCGCTCATCTTTTGTACTTCATCAACCATGTCCTGGGCAGCCAGGACCACTTGGGCCTGTTGTACTTCGCTTTCAGTGACTTGGCGACGGCTTTCGGCCATGCCCATGGCCGGCATGTTGCGTTGTTGTTGCAAGTCGCGGATCTGATCTTGCAACTGCTTGATCTGATCGTCAATTTCTTTTCTTTTCTGTGCTGTCTGCATGGCCATGGCTTGAGGATTTGGTTTTCCAGCGGCCACAGGTTGTGCATCCAGTTCCATGATCCTGGCGCTGAGAGCCTGTTCCATGACCACCAGTTTCAAATAAGCAGGATTTTGCTCACTGCGATGGAATTCTGGAGTACGGCGATGTTCAGCCACAAGACCACGTACACGGCGCAACATGTTGAGTGCGCGAGACTGATCAAGCGTGTCAAACGTCACACGGTCGCCAAAGTAGCTTTCAAATACCTTAGCGGCTTGTTTTGTTGGGTTGGCCACGGCCAATTCGTTGAGTTTCATTGTTAAATCCTCGTTGTTGCA